AGAAAAAGTAAATGAACAGCATTTAGCGGGTGATGAAGAACGGGACGCGCCCGCCTCTTAATGGGTAATGGGTAAAATGTTCACATGGTTAGAATTAGACAGCGACAAACGCCTAAAATTGATTATTGAGCAAGAAGGCATTGATGTAGCATTTGAAGATTTGAAACCACCCGTCCGGGGGTATTACTTATTACATCCAACTGGTATACCACTAATAGGGCTTTCCAACTGGATTAAACCCGATAGGGTACTAATTCGCTCTACTTTGGGTGAAGAGGTAGGGCATCACAAAACCACGCCAGAGAGCTGGCGGCGCAAACCCCATGTACTCTACAGTACTAACGACCGGGCCAATAACTTGCCTATAGAAAAACAGGCCCTTCGTTGGGCTGCCAATCTGCTAATCACGGAACTTGAGATTAGATGGTTCATAAATGACGGCCCTGGCACTCTTGACCAATTCGCGGCCCGGTTTGGGGTTACGCCAGAGTTGGCAGCGGAGCGACTTAACTCTCTAAAAGCGCATAATTTAAGTTTGTGGCAACAACTCGTTTGGCGAATGGAAACCAGACAACAACGGTATAGGATTATCGGCTAATTAGTTAGGATAGGAGAATAATTATGGCAAAAGGCTGTAGAGATTGCCCACGTTGTACTGAAAGCGCAGCTACTAGTATGGTTTTAGCAATTTTTAGGCTGATTATTTGGCTTTTTTGGGGTTTATGGGTTGGGTTGTTTCAAAAGAAGTGTCCTCAATGTGGTCATTTGCTTTCGATCCATCAGCGGGTAAATGGTCGATTTGTAGATTAATTGGAAACGGAGAATACCCATGAAACAACGCTATTTAGCGTTACTTTTCGGCCTGGTTAGCATGTTGTTATTAGCAGCTTGTGGCGATACAGCGACCGTGCCAGCGGCGGCAACCGTCCAGGCCACTACTGTAGCCCAATCAACGCCAACCATTGCACCAACTACCCGACTAGCTACGGCTACTACTGTAGCAACTACTAAAGCAGTGGTAACAACCGCTGCGCCTACTACCGCCGCCGCTACTCCAACCGTCGTCGCTAAAGTAGGCCAGCCGATACCTAGCAATGGTTATATTTTAACCATAAACAGTTTTGAAAAAGCCGATACATCTGGCCCGTACATCACACCAAAAGCTGGTAACACCTTTGCGATATTAGACATTACGATTGAAAGTGCAAAAGATAAGGGAGTTAATGTTAATCCCTTTTACGGTAAAATTCGAGACAGTAAAGGTTATAGCTATACTTCTACGGTAGGGAAAACACCCGCGCTTGATTACACCAACGACCTGCCTGCCGGTCAAAAACTCAGGGGATGGGTAACTTACGAAATACCAAAAGATGCAACCGAACTGGTTTATGAGTATGCACCGCCCGTTATAGGGGCAAAAATAGTTATTAGCGTACCTCTAGGCTAGAGCAACAGGCCGGGCTAACCCTCGGCCTTCTCTATCCTGCTCAGGTGTTAACATCAGGCAACACACAAAAGCCGAACTAGACCCACTGATTACAAAAAACCACTGGTAAAAATTGAAGGATTAATGTTATAATTTGAGCGTGAATGTATCGAAAGACTGGCTTTTTGGACAGACAGACTTTTAATCAGTGGGTCCCGGGTTCGAGTCCCGGCGCGGTCATTTTCACCCCATTACAAAGCCTTTTTTGTTTCGATACGTTCGCTGCCCCTATCAAAAAATAGGAGTAAAAGCGAAATGAAAACCACTGATCTTAATAAATTATCTGGCGTTCAAAAAAGCCAGATGTTAACCGTTGGTAACACCACTACGACCACTGCCCTGGCCGTAGCCCCAAACCCAGACCCAGCCGAGGAAGCTTGCCCCTTTCGCCGTTTAATCAGGGAGTGGCTATCTGCCTGTAAAGCCGATGGCCTGTCCCCAAAAACGATAGACGACTACACCGATAAAACTTTTAAGTTTTGGTGGTGGTGGAATGACCATACCCATTTTGCTGAAAAGTTAGGGGCACATCCTGAAAATATTACTGTCAAGGAAGCGCGGCAGTTTGCAGCTTATCTTCGTGATACAGTTGCTTTCCGATGGGGCATCACCAAAGCCACAAACAATAAATCCCAGCAAAGCCAAAAGCTTAGTGACGCTTCTATAGCTGCCTATGGTCGGACGGTCAAGGCCTTCTTTAACTGGCTTGAACGCGAAGATTATATTGAGGCATCCCCATTTAACAAGTCTGTAAAATTTACCAGTCGACACAAACAAGACCGGATTATTAAAATTGTGGACGATTCCGATTTGTCAACGATTTTTCAATATTTGATGCAACCTGATCGGCTGGCAATGTCAACCGGCAAGCGCAATCTGGCTATGGTCGCTTTCTTACTCGATACGGGCGTTAGGCGAGGGGAGTTGTTAAACATCAAGCTTTCAGATTTAGACCTGGAAAGAAATCGAGCCATAGTTAGTGGCAAAACAGGCCAAAGACATGTTTTCTTTGAGGGGGCTTGTCGTGAGGCTTTGAAAGCTTATCTAAAGGTCAGACCGTCTGGTAAGGAAGAACTGTGGCTTTGTGAGGATGGTGAGCCACTCTCTTACCAGGGGTTCGGGATGGTAGTCAGACGACTGAAAGCTGGTTGTGGTGTGGATTTCCACGCTCATAAGTTCAGGCACACTTTCGCTAGTACACTAGCCCGGCAGGGAATAGAAATGTTTGCCCTTAAAGAAATTTTGGGGCACACTTCGATAACCACCACTCAAGTTTATGTCCATCAGAACGCTGATAGATTGGCAGAAGCTTACGCACCCCGTTCGCCTCTGGCCCAGCTGCCGGAGATTAGCAAACCGATGAAACGGCGGGTTGGTCGCCCCCGGAAAGAGCGATAGACAAAAAGGCCCGGTTCAGCGCCGGGCTAATAACTCCTAAAATAACCATCTATAACATTAGGGTCTGGCAACTCGTTACGGCTCATCCTACCGCCGTAACGGTAGCCCGGTGCAAGCGTTTCAGGCTCTTTTTTAGCTGTAACGCGCCGGGATCGTGGCGTTACAGCGGCGTTACGGTTGCCGTTACGGTTGGTTTTTCGCCTGTTACGCTTAGTAGGCTGAAACGTTGCCCGTAACAACACTAGACACGCGAACGAGCAAAGCCCCGTAACGGCAATTGATAGCCCAAACGCCACAAACAACCAGGCGTGTAGCTGGCTACTAGGCGTAACGGCTTGTAGCAACTGGTTAGTAACGAGTGTAACGGCAAAGCTGTACGATCCGGTTTTGATATAAGGTTTTAATGCCCGGATTAGAGCTTGCAACAGTTTCGCGTTCATTTCATCCTCTTCTGTCTGTCTGTCTATCTGTCTGATGAAATCGCCTTATTTCAGGCGATAAATACCAGACAGACAGACACCTACTCGTTAATTAAGCCTTGTCGTTTAGCTTCTTCGATAAGCCGTAGGGCTTTATCTTTGCCACATTGCCGCCCGGCTTCGGTCATTTTGGCGGCTAGTTGCCGGGCCGTAGTCCAACCGTTGTTATAATAATATGCGGTCGCTCGTACCTCATCCTGAGCCAGTGGAAGTTGCACTTCTATATAGTTTTCCGTTTCATCCTCTGTTACAGGTGTAACGGCAGGTCGAATTACTGCCTGTAACAGCGTGTCGAGTTCGCCGTTTTTCATGTCTAGCCGGGGCACTTGGAACAAACGGCTACCGTCCGGCCCTTCAAGCATAAACTGACCGCGTTTCTTTTCCTGCCAGAGTCGTTTTACTAACGGGTAATCGTAAAATCCCATGCTGTTAGCGGCAGTCGGCGGGAATGCCCCGGCTAACCGGGTCATAAATAACGCCTTTGAAACGCGAAACGCTTTTTCGGTATAGTCGATTTGAGCGCAGGCGAGTAAGAAAACCCCATATTCCCTACCGTTAGTTGCAACGATATTCAGGTTGGCTGAATAACTCTCAAGCTGTGACTCGTCCATCATAGCGCGAACGGCTAACGCTTCCTCTAAAACGATTAACACTAAATCTTCGCCCTTTGCAGTGCCGTAACGCGCATCTTTAGCCATCCGTTTCTCAGTGATGTTACGGGCCTTCTGGATTATCGTTACATAGTCGTTTGGCTTCATTCCTGAAGTGTTACACCAGGGCTGAAACGGGCGAACGAGCGTTCCTTTAATGTCGGCAATCATCAAACGGTAAAGACGACTATCGTTACACATAACCAGCTGGTATAACAGGTTAGCTGTTAGCGTCGTTTTACCCTGGCCTGATCCAGCGACGTTTAGCACGTGAACGCTTTCTTCGATCTTTGCCGTTACATCTTGCCCGTTTTCATCTACCCCGAAAAACCATGATAGGCTGTCACGCTGAAGTTTTCGCACGGCCTGTTCAGCCGTTACGGTTTGTTGTTGAGACTGTAACGGTAGCTGTGGCGTTACAATTTGCGTTTGCTGTTGTAACGGCAACATCCCAGGCGTGTTACCATCGGCCCGGTAGGTGTGAAGGTTACTGATCGTACCGTACCCGATGTTTCCAGCAGGTAAGGCTAGAATTTGATTTTTCATAAGAATTGCGGAATTATCAGCGTGGATTTTTTGAGCGTTTAATAATTCTACCGTGCCTTTTATCCAGTAACGGCGACCGATCACAACGGCCATACCAGCGGCAATAAGCCAGATCAGCCCAAAAGTAATCCAGCCAACTAGCGGTAGCATCGGGCCGAGGGCAATCATAAAACCAATAGAAAAAACGATTGCTATTGCCACTCCCCCTACATAAATAACCTTCATCTAACACACCTCTATCATTCGTTTCTTTGCTTTTATGATATTCTTTGGTAAGTCTGGGATGTTCAAAGCAACCCAGATCAGTGATTGCCCCGTGAGAGTAACGCGGCTGGAACGGATAAGCCAGGTCAAAAGCCTGGCTTTTTCTATGCGGATTTAGCTGCTCTAAAAGCCTTTTGACGACAAGTGTCACTGCAATATTTACCACGTGGCCGGGCCATCTCACCGCACCCTTCAGCGGCGCAGGTCTTTTGCTCGACCTGGATTGGCTCTGTTTCGGCCAATAAAGCCGCTATTTCGGTTGGTTCACCCGCGGGTAATTCTTTGTCAGGAATTGAGTAGCTAACAGCCTCACTTTTGTCAGTTTCTGGCAAAGTGTGATTGTCAAGGCTAGGCTCAATTTCTTTGCCAACCGGGTTATCAGAGTGGAGCAAAAGATTTGACAAGAAGTAGCCGGTTAAAGCCAGCGGTAGCCCGTGCATTATAGCCAATCCCCACACGGCGGTAATGTCCAGATTGACAAAAGACTTTGAGGATAAGTGGGCAACGGCGGCAATGCTGTTGTAAATAATTGACACAATGACCGCCCAAACAGCTATCCGGTTTGCTACAATCTTTTGCTGTTCTGTCAATTCGGATAAGCAGGCCAGTCCCACATAGCAAGCCTCAAAGCTGATTGCAGTCAGCGCGGCAATAGGCCAGGGTGTAAATAGCTCGGAAAAGGCATAGACCCCATAAGCGGCGCTACCTGCCAAGAGTACAAGTGCGGCCCTTGCTACAAATTTTCGCCAATCAATAGACTTTTCCTCTTTCATTATTTCCCCCTAAAAGCGGAGCAAAAAAGCGGATAGGCTTGTAAATATTTTTCGTGAATTATTTTCCAACGAATATTCGTAATCGGTACTAGGGAGGGGACATGTTCAAATCCTATTGTAAGCAAGCTCACATCATGCCCATAAGTATCCGAGTAATAATCTTCAAATTCCGCATATTTTGGGAAAATCAGCAAATTATCCTTACCGGCTGCGGAAAAAGCCAATAATGAATAATTTTGCACTAAAGAGGTAATTTGCGCCTCCTTTTCCGCATCCAGTGCTAAAAATTGCAAATAAACTCTAATTTTCATGTCAGGCTCACTTGCATCGTTGTCTGTCACGCAAGTCAACGTACCTGTCGCCCCGAATAGACTTACTTGCTGATTAAAATCAAAATCGTCAGCGTTGACCGCGACCTGCATCATATTCGCCAGGAGCAAAGCAATTAATGCTGAAAGCAATAGTTTTTTCATACTTACCTCCCCTATATCAAAAACGCCGCTATTATCAATAAAATAAGCGCAAGCCCTAGCGCAACTAAATATTGCATGTTCAATCCTCCCCACGCGCTATAATCGCGTTTTTGATAGCTTTCAAAATTTCTTGCATCTCAGCCGGGCTAAAGTCGTATAGGAAGCGCCCTTTGGTCTTATCAATCATCCTGTCAACGATTGATATGCACGCCCGTTGTTCTTCCGCGATTGCCTCAGCTAGTGCAACCTGAGCGTGTAAGCTGGGAGGTTGCAGGCGTTCGACTTCGGCTACCAGGTCGAGAATATCGCCCCTGGCGTGGAGGAATAGTTCAGCGTTTTGTTCGTCCTCCGCGCTCGTAAGATCATGGCTTGTGAAATCAGCGATTAGTCTTTCTTCTCGACCAAGCTCAACGACTATACAAGGCGGGGCAAGCTTCCCTGTCTCGAAGTCTGTTACGATTTTCATTTCGCCGTCGTAGGCGTTTTCCGCCCGTTCTTGGATTTCTGCTAATTTCTCAGACGTTAACATGTGCTATACTCCCTCTTGCCCTTCAGGTGATTGATGCACCTGGGCGGGCTTGCTACTCGCTGTATCATTGGCGGCGGGTAGCTGTAAATGCTTTTCGATTGCTAGTATTGTTTCGCCTGTTAGTGTCCGCCTGTTTGCCTTTGCCGAACGCCTTAACATTTCGTGTAGCTCTGTGGGCAATTCCACACTTAACTTTCTAGGTATCTTCACATACAATTCCTTTCTTTATCTTGCTAGTTAATATAAGTTTTTCTTATCATAAGGTTTACTAATGATAATAGTTATACCATCATAAGTATAACTTTGCAATCTTTTTGCGTACTTTGTAGCAAAATATGTATTAATTTTTAAAAACAATCTGTTTACCTGAATCAACAAAGAAAGGCAAAATAAAACCCGGCACTGGCCGGGGTGCTGTACTAATGAGATTTCAGTATCCTTGTACAATCTTGTAAAGCTTTGCCTTTTTAACGCCAGGTAGTTCCTGGACTATTCCAGCTTCTTTCAGTTCGGTCAATACTTTAGAAAGTGTTGTGCGGCTACTTACCCCGGCAAGTTCAAGTATTTTGTCCCAACCCAGGTCGACAATCCATTCGGAGTTACATGCTGATTTCAGCGCCTGGTAAACTTTCTCAATAGTTTTGGTTTTGGGCATCCCGCTTGATTTTAATTTTTCCAGGCGTTTTTCCTCCTTTTCCATTCTAGTTGCCTCTCGCTCTGTCTCTCGCTCCTCTTTGGCGAACTCTTTTGCCAACCTGCGTTGTTCTTCATCAAGCTGTTTAAGTTGCCGCTCGTATCTACCAATGAAACGACGTTCTTCTTCTTCCTCGATGTTACCTAACCGAACAGCGTTTATAAACTCTTCAGCCTGCTTAGCATCTAGCAACCCCTCTTCAACAAACCTAGTTATTTTGGCGCGTTTACCCTCTAGCGAATTTTCTTCTACTAAACAATGTAATCCCGCTCGTACAATATGCCAATCAATCTGTGCATCTGTCCAGCCGGTTTCCTTTGCTAACCAGGCCCGGTCTTCCGCACAATCTGTAAAAGCTTCGTTGTAATGACGACATACACCCCCATCATCACCAGTTTGAAGTTGTAAGTAAAAGTCCTCACCTCTACCCGCAACGAGCTTACCGTTTTTAGTTGTGGTAAAAGGAGGTTTTGACTCTAATAAATCGCGCAGCTCAGATACCTTCATGTTAAATGTAAAAGGATTAGAAAGGTATCTGAAATACGCTGTTACCCCTCCTTCAAACAAGGGGACAAGGTGTATATCGTTTGCTACAACAACGACAGGGTTATTGCGTTCCCATTCGGCTTCGGCTTCCATGTATTTTACCCATAGGTTTTCAACCGTTTCTTGAGACTTGATTATCCGGTTTTGAAAGTGTCGGATAGTAGATTGATTTAGCTTCTTGTGCATACTGTTTTTTGCCTTTCTTTCTGTTTGAGTTGAAAATCTGTACTTTTGAAAACTCTTACGTAGTATCGAGAAAATTATATATATATTAATAATTATTTTGAAACTACGTACAACTACCCCAAAAATACACATTTCCGATCACGTATAGAATAGATACTTACCAATTTTCCAGTTGCCATAAATTTATGCCTTTTGTGCTACAATAAAAGTGTACTTCTTGCGCGTGTGTGGAAGCCGACGCAAGTGTACTTAACCGCACCTATCAGCTAATTATTGCTGCTATCCGAGGTGCGGTTTCTTTTTTTCGTTTCTGTTCAATTGTTTGCACAAACTGTGATACTTCCATAATTTCCACTTTTAGTATCCCAGCTATCTTTCTCATAGTACTTGGCTGAATTTCAAGTTGTTTATCAGGAGTGTTATACCTGTGACCTCGTTCAATATTTTCGATAGTACTTTTTGAAACTCCACTCAATTCTGCTAAATCTCTAATACTATAGCCACGTTCATCACGCCACTCCTGTAAAGGTTTCATAGATTCATCACCTCCGTTCTTATTGCTAAATTCCCGATAAGACAATAGTAACACATAATTACTATCATGGCAAGACGATAGTAAGACGAATTTTGTAAAGTCGGCTGAAAACCTATTGCATTTTCTGTGTCCTTGTGTATAATATAAGTAAGACATTAGTAAGACAGAAAGTCAAAACAAAACCCGCCTCACTGGGGAAACAGTCAAGCGGGTAGACGACAAGGCGTTCGTCACGCCCTACCGAAAGGAATTATAACATGTTAACTCTAGCTACTATATATCTAAAAAATATAACCAAAGACCAGGCTGAAAAACATTTAGCTCGTGCGGAGAAAGAAGGTTGTGAGATTATTAGCCAGTACCCGCAGGCTGGTTTATTCATTGTTGTTGGTGCGGATCACAACGGGATGCGTAATCAATATCAAGTCATTTTTGGTAAAGAAGATGGTGAGGTAACAGCAACATGCAGCTGTACTTCAACCAAATGCTGTAAACATATTGCTTTAGCCGGAAAAGAATACAAAACTCACTTACAGGCGCTAAAAGCCTGTAGTGAGTGTAGTCAACTACTTGATGTTGCTGAAATGTGTTGTCGTTGCGAATTATTACCGTCTGTTGAACAAGGCGGGGAATGTCGGCAATGTATTGAAGAAAACCAGCAAGAGTTTATTGCATATCGCACCAACTGCAAACCCACTGAACAGCTGGTAGTCTCCCCCAAACCTATCCCCACTGAGGCAGAGTTAGCAAAAATCCGTGATGAGTTTTGGGGTTAAAGTTATGAGAACAGCTACAACACGGCGGCGGCAACTGCGAACCAGGCAGTTGCCCTTCACCCTGGAGATTGAAACCCGCTTCAAGTGGGGAATAGACGCACTGTTTACCGCTCATCCTGTACTGGACAAGCCGATTTTAGCCCTACGACCTAACCTGTCCAGAGCGGAAAAGAAACGAGCTTTGCTGTTTGGATTGGCTTGCCTTTTACACAGAAGTAACCGCGAAAAGCTGATGATTGAACTACCAACTGTAGGCGGAATGAAGATAGTTGATTGGACATAATCAAGATCGACTAAATGCAACAAAAGCGCCCCGCAGAGCGGCAGCGCAAGGATTTCACGGCTAAAGAATGGCTTGACTTGTGTGAGCGGTACAATTATGCTTGTGTAGCGTGTGGAATGGTGGGCGAAGATTTGACCGCTGACCACGTGCCACGACCTATACCACGCGAAAACTAAGCAAATTACGTTTGATTTGCTCGATAGACTGTGTAAATATTTTGAGGTAGGCCCGTGGGAACTATTCCCCTATGAACCTGATAAAATTGAATAAAAACACCCGGCCCTGCTCTAGCCAGGTGTTTTGTTTGGGACTAACGGTAGGAGGAATGGTATTTTATTTTCTACTGGCCTTGTACCGCTACCACTTCCCATTCCGGCCCGGTAGCGGTTTTATTCGCAAACAAAACAAATCCGCCACTGGCTACCAATTGGCTTGAACTATCGCTGGTATATCTTTCGGGGGTTAGGGCTACCTGTCCTAATTGCTGCAATTTTGCCAGCATACCAGCGCCAACACTCAATTTATTTGGATTTGGGTCGAAATTTGGCATTTTTATAAGCTCCTGTACTCTAGCAACTAACCGGGAAAACGGGAATAAATCCCCAGGACAATATTTGTGTGGCCCAATCTCGTAATGGCCGATGATGTGGTTACGGTCAGCGGGGATATTCCATTTTTGACACCAATAGGCACAAATAGCCGCCGTGCGCTGAAATTGTGCTTCAGTCAGACCATCGCCGGGGTGTCCTTCATGTTCAATCGTAAGAGCAATATCATTAGTAGAAATCTGGCGGGTATATAAGTTTTGAATGACCGGATTTTGATGATTGATCGGTTCACTCCAACCGCCGTTTGTCCACGCCGTATCTTCGTCCCGTAAATAGCGGTAAAGCTGGGCATTAGTAGCACGAGGATTCCAAATAGTACAATCGGCAGAATTGGGGCTATTAGTTCCCTGGCTATTAAACCAACCCCAGGGGTTGCCGTACCCATCCTGGATGTGCATAACCAGCAAAACCGGACGCAAGCCGTCAGGTCGCCCACGCCCCCAATGGTTTGGCAATGGTTGATTGGTAATGCTAGGCTGGTTCATGTGCCTTAATCTCCTGAGTAGCTAGAATTTGAGGCGCGTCTTTGATCGGCCCAATCCCCTGGAGGTACTGCGACAGGCTCTTTAGCACAGTGGCATAGGCCAATTGCGCTGAAAGTAATATTGTGCCAATTCCAGCCGGGTCAATCGGTTGCCCGGCTATCATATAGCGGATAGATGCCGCTACGAAACTTAATAGTAAAAGTAATGCCCCTTGTACCCACGATGGTACACTCTTGGAAGTCAAAAAGCCTACCAACAAGGGCAAAAATGGCCCGATCAATAGATTGATTTCATCTACAGTAAACATGTCTCGATACTCCTTTTTTGAATGAAATTGTCAGTGAATATTATTCAGGAATTGGTATATTGTGTTGCGCGAGTAAAGTCTCTAAAAGACTTACTCGTTTTGCCAATTGCTCTACCTGCCTGTACAACTCTGTGATTTGGCCTAACATTTCTCCCCTAATCTCTGTCTCTATTTGAGATAGTTGGGCTTGCGTTAACATGTGTTCGTGGCTTGCCAGGTCAGCCGCATTTCTGGCATCGTGCCCGTTTTTTAATAAAGTGGCGATTACGCCACCAATGCCGCCAGCCCCTAAGAGTGCTGCTAACATTGTGACTATTCCGGTTATGTCTATATTTTTAAGAAAATCAAACATTACGTTATCCCACAAATCTCAGTGCCAAGTTACCGTAGAAAAGATAAGTCCCAGGGTTGCCTACCGGGGCCATAGATATTTCGATGTGCGCGGTGTTTGTGCCTCTAACGCTGCCATTAGTTGCCGCAAACCCGTACCATAGTCCTAATGGTGCTAGTTGGGTATTAGTAATATTACTTAGAGTTAAAGCTGTAACTACGCCTGCCTGGTTAATGCTACTAGCGGCAAGTTGGTAATAGTTGGTTATGCTTTGCGCGACACTCAAAGGAATAAAACTGCATTGAATACTTTCAACTAAAGTCCCACCATAAGTGAAGTATGGGTATGGGAAAGTTGCCTCGAAGGTTTGGGCGCCTTGTGCAAAAGGTTGCGCGGCCCGTTGGATAAAAGGCACAGTAACCAGGTTACTTACCCAGCGTGCATTTGTTACATCATAAAAATACTCAATGCTACGATCTGTAGCAAAATAGCGTTCCCTGTTAATTGGGTTAACGGGTTTATCTGTCCACGCCCCGGTAGACAGCGCCGGACGTTCTAAGATTTCAAGCCGGTCAACCCTTTGCCTGAGTTGGCTAATCTGCTCTATCAATTGCATTGTAAGATCGTTACCACTGTTGTAATTGCTCATAAATCCCTAGTCTCCACCCTGATAGTTTCTTTCCCTTCTTTAGGATAGTTCACCGTAACCCCGTGGATCACCTGGTTAAAGATGAACCCTTTGTAGTTTGCTCTAACCAGGTCGCCCATAAAGTAATCCCGGCCATACTGAGTTGAGGGTGTCTGTAATACGGTGAAACCAAACTGATTACGTGCCTGAGCTTTGTACAAAGCCTCCTTCCCTTTGGCGGTCAGGTAAGCATTTGAGTCTTGGTCAGTTGCGGTTACAAAAGTTTCGATGTAGTTAGTAGCTATGTTGTAAGTTGCCCCGGTCACAGTAACGAACGTGCGGTCTCGAGCATCCCCTTTACCACCAACTACCGCAATTGTGGCCTCATTGGTTTGGTCGCGCGTATATTTCGGCTCTGCCATATTCCCCAGGTTCAATGCAAACTGGACGGTTGCAGTCCTGTCAGTGCCCATCTGACCGGGATAGAACCGAAATTCCCATGCGGCAGGCCCGGTTTTTACCAGATCAAAATCACCACCGGCGACGGCAGCGATAGACTGTAATTCAGTTAGCAGGTTTTTAAGGGCACATTTCCAGTCGATAGTGTTGCCTCTACCGCCATCGGTTTGCACCGAAATAGTACTAAAAGGCCAGCTTACTAACCGTCCGTTGGCAGTCGTGGCATTTGTCGTTACATTCCAATTCACCAGTTTTTTCATAATGGATTCGGCAGGTAAGCCAGTGAAAACAGACCGCCCGGTGGTCTTATCAGGCCACATAACACACGCCCAACCGAGCATGGTCATTTGCCCCGGTGCAAACACCCGGAAATAGTCTATCTGGTTAGGGGTTTCTCTGACCTGCTTACGGAAAAGCCCATAAAAATCACAGTACCAATCAATCCCCTGTTGAGGATTGCGCCGCCAAACTTCAATTTGGGCATTGCTCACAAACAGCGGGATTTTGCTCGAATTGCCGTCCATCGAGAATTGGGCTAACCCCGGCTCCCAACGCCTTTTTGAATAGGTCAAGTCCCAAAAGTCGTCTATTTCAGCGACTTTGTTCCCCGATGGGTCACGTAATATGATGTAGTACTCAGCAGGCATAAGTTATCCCTATGATGGCCCAATGGCTAACCAGTTCACAGTTCCGGCAGTAGTAGTAGTTATGGTTACACTAGATGTAGTAGGCCCGGCAGTTATGGTGAAAGTACCCCCACTGACTGAAAAAAACACTATTGGGGTAGCACTAAATGCCACAGGGAAAGTGATTGTGGCCGGTGAACCGGTCGCTGTTCCCATTTGCACCCTTGTTGCCGTTGCGGTGGAAAATCCTCCAAAAATAGCCATAGGTAAAAATGATCTGACATCGGTAAGGGTGATTACCCCGGCAGTGGTGATGGTGTAGTTGCATAACACTATATCCCAAACCGTTCCGGCTACTTGAGTAATAGCCGGAAATGCGGCTGTGCCATCCGCAGACTGTAACTTGGTAATCCTGACCACCTGGGAAGTGTAATTTGCTCTAAGAACAATCCGTCCCCCGGTAGTTCCTACGCTAGGCGTGGTTACTGCCACGCTTACCGGGGCGGAATTGCTGTAAGGTATACCGGCAACTACCGCCGCGCCGGTTGCGACGGTTAGCGGACTGGCGGTACCACTTACTGCCAACTTATTCAGGTAACTTGGTACAACTCCCTGACTGGTAGGGTCTGCTAGAAAAGTTCTTGATAGCCAGTCGAACAATTGGGATTGAGTGTAACCAATAACCCCGTCCCCTGTGCCGTTAGTTGTCCAAAATAAGGAACTCTCTGCCATACTAAACTCCTAAATAACGTGAATACCAGTTTACGGTAATCGCTGATGATGCATTTACATAAACGGCATAAAAATAAAACAGATTATTACCCTGATACGCTACTGGGCTTGGCTCCAAGTGGAACGTTGCCAGGTTGGTGTTGTCTGATAACAAATAGAAGAGATTGTTCCCGTTGCCGTCTGTTACGGTTTTGTAGCCCGGCCTGCAATCTATGATAGCCGTCCCAGAGATTAAGCCATAAAAGCTAATGTTTTCGCCTGTTGTCAGGTTGCTGATTATTGGGCTGGTAATTGGCCCTTGAATTGTGATAACCGGGTAACTGATAAAAGTCCCCATGTAATTTATCGGAGTTATCTGGTTTAGCAGTTGCTGCCCTATGGTTACAGCCACTCCCATAGGTATCTGAAGTCCTCCTGCTACAGGGTTGCCGAAAGTCACTGATTGCTGAATTGGGTCATAAAAACAGGGGTCAGGTGCTTTCAGCGTAATCACCGCTGTCTGCATATACCCTTCCCTGTCTTGCTCATCCATCTTAATGGCTGAATCCCCGGTAGCATAACAATCGATCTGCCGTTGATCCCCATTATCGAAAACATACAGCAGCTTGATCGGAGTTGCTGTAACCGGCTTGAAAATATCTATAAGCTGCTTACGCTGGTTTATCAGGGTTGCCATAGTCGTACCCTGGGTTTTCAGGGTGAGGTGGAAAATCCTTGCCCCCAAACGAAAACCTAAGTCAGTCACCCCGTGCTGAAGCGGCCCGTTCTCTTCAAGCCGGTTGATCGTTGGGCTGGCTAAATTATCATCGGCAATACGCCAGCTAATAGACCCGTCAGTAAGGTTGTAAATATTCTGCCCAACCAGGGCATAAACAACAGTTCCCATTAAGTCCTAGCCCCTAATTGCTGCATCATTTTTATGTCGTTTACCAGGCTAGTGCGCTCTTGGTGAGCGTAGTTAGCCGTGAGGTTAAATATGTTGGTAGTGCCTGCTTGAGATTGTGTGTTGCGAGTGTTTGCCCCGGTTGCTGACTTTAAAGCATCTGTTAGCAAGGGGACAAGTTTATCAATCGGTACTACTGCCTCTGAGCCAGACTCGCCGACACCGATAACTTGTGGGCTGTTGAAAATACCGCCCTTTGCATACCAGGCCACGCTGAAATTAGGGATAGGCACATCAACCGGGCCAAAACTGGCATTAGACCATGATACGCTGATATGGGGTAAGCTGATATGTATAGAAGTCAGCCCTCTGACTAGGCTTGCTATCATATTTCGGCCAATGTCTGCTAGTTTTCCCGGTAGGGATGAAAGCAAATCCCATATCTTGCCAGGGATTTGGGCAAAGAAATCTACAATTTGCCCGGCAGCGTCCCCGATTTGCCCTACCGCGCCGGATATAGCCGACACAATACCATTCCAGACGTTCCCGGCCACTGTCAAAAGGGTATTGAAAGCATCCCCTAACGTAGTTGCAAGGAAGGAAACTATTTGATCGAAAAGCCCTGATATAGTAGCCCACGCATCAGAAATCGCCGTCTGTATCCCTTGCCAAACGGTTTGTACTAACGATTGGGCATCCCTGAACGCCCCCGCAAAATCCCCTCGGAGTACATCTTTAATTATGTTGAAAACACCCTGGATAACTCCCCAGGCCGTTTTTATCGCGTTTTGAATTTGTTGCCAAACTCCTTCTACTACTGTTTGTATCATCCGAAATGCCGATGCCAGGGCATTGCCAAGAAATTCAGCTAATTGTTGCAGCACTGGCATTACATTTGCATTTATCCAATCCCCGATGTTTTTGAAGGCGGGTAGTACATTGCTTATAATGAAATTTACGATAGTGGTCATTATTGGTAGCAAGGTGTTTTGAATAAAGCTTGCCAGGGCCTCGATTATCGGCTTTAGGAAAGATGCAATCACCTGTACCCAGCTGGTTAATGTTGGTATTACGGTGGTTAGGACAACTGAAACCAGTTGCCCAATCATCGGAATTACAGGATTAGCGATAAAGGCCGCAATGCTTTGGATAACAGGGACTAAGGTTTGACCAATCCAGGCCGCTGCCTGAGCAACCATCGGAATCAAGGTGCTTTGTATAAATCCGGCAAATTGGCTTATGGCCGGTACAACCGTAGTGGTTATGGTTGTACCAATAGATGTAAAGATTGGCCCTAAAGTCGAACCGAGCCAAGAGGCAAATTCCATTATGGCCGGAACAACAGTGGTTTGAATAAAAGTGCCAATATTGCCCAAAGTGGGCAGTAACGTGCCATTGATAAAAGTTGTAGCTGTTGAAACCGCCCCTGATAAATCCACGCCTAAAACATTACCCGCTGCAACTATGTGTTGCCCAAAAGCAGTGACCGCCCCTGCTACCCCTCCATTCAGAAAACCCACAAATACATCAAGTACAGTATTAAGCGGCGAAAAGGCCGAAACAACCTCGAAAATTTTGACCGCTATAGGTTCGAGTTTAACCAGGAAACTTTCAACGGCAGGTACCATGTCCTTGAACTTGTTAGCTGCGGTTTCCAGGACAGGTGTCAAACCCGCAACGAGCTTATCAATCAATGGGTTCAGTTGGTTTAATAAGTCAGCCAGCAAATTTAATAGGATTTTAATTGCTGGTTGTAGGGCATTACCGATTTTGATCTGTACAGTTTCGACAGAGCCTTTTAGATTCTCCATCGCCCCCGCCACGTTATCATTCATCGTGTCAGCCATACGCTTGCCAGCCCCCCCTGCCCCATCAATGGCATCGCTCATCTGTTTGAACGAATCTGGGGTAGCGTCAACGATGGCAAGGAGCTTAGACATGTGTTCCTTGCCAGCGATTTTTTGAGCTAAGTCAATTTTCTCGCTTTGAGACAATCCGGCGAACTTTTCTCTAAGTTCGGTCATTTGTAGACCAAGAGGTTTTATTTTTCCGGCTGAATCTGTAATGGAGTAGCCCAATTGGTCAAAGGCCGCTTTAGCTTTATCAGAGGGGGATGCTAATTGAGTTAGGATTGTGCGAAGGCCAGTTCCCGCCGCTGTACCTTTAATACCGGCATTTCCTAGTAAACCAGTCGCCTTTGATACATCTTCGATACTAAAACCGGCGACCTTAGCGATAGGTCCGACGTATTCAAACGTCTTGCCTAAATCTTTTACGTCCACGGCACTGGCGTTGGCAGTTTGTGCTAAGAGGTCGGTAACACGATTGGCCTGATCTGCTGCCAACCCAAATCCGTTTAGGGAGGTGGCTAGGATAGTAGCCGAATCAGCCATCGTATAGTGAGTAGCACTAGCCAGTTGTACAGTTCCTGTTGAGGCAGATATAGCCTGGTCAGCAGTCATACCAGCTTTAGCAAGCTCCCCCATAGCGTCGGCGGCATCAGAGGCGCTTACCGGGAATTGAGCGCCAAGCTCAAGGGCTTTTTGTTTCATAGCATTTAATTGGATGCCAGTTGCCCCGGACACGGCAGCTACCTCGCTCATTTTCGCGTTGAACTCAGTAGAAGCCTTGACAGAGCTACCAATGAAGCTACTCATTGCAGAAACGCCAGTTTCCCCTAACTTTAGTACACCCGACCCAACCGATGAAAGTATGCTGCTACCACTACTGCCTAGCTTCCCTAAAGCGGTCGCCAATCCATCACTAGTATTTTTGACCTGGCTAATGACGCTGGAGGCGTTATCTATTCCTTTGAAGGTTATCTGTACGTTTGCCATTTAATCCTCAAAATCGTTCATCTTTTCAGGGTGTTCGGCAAAATAACGAGCTTGCCGATACGTTTGCCAGCGCTGTAACCAGTATGTTGGTGCTTTTCCCTCGATTTCCCAGGGAGGCATACCCCAATCTTTCGCGGCTTCTAATAAATACGCCCATTCAGGCGCTTGCTTGCTACCAAACTTCAAAGCCGCTAGGAGTTGGTTGCGCTCCCGTTTGGGACTATACCATTGAGAGCTTGATCTATCGCATCCTTAAACCCAATGAAATCTTTTAAGGGCAGGTCAAGCACATCATCAACAGTCCAATTGTCCGTAAGTTCAGCTAAAAGTTTAGCTTGTTTTTCAAGTTGTTCTTCCGGGTCTGTGACTTCAGTAGTAGTTTGCATTGCCTTGCGGAATTTACCCAAAACACGGAGTGTGATCTTATTCGGATCGATTACGATTTCTTTCAAGTTAAATACTCCTAAGCGAGTGTTGCCACTTCGTTGACGATAATAGACTTACCAGCGTTCCCGGCAGTGGGGTCATAAGCAGCGTTGAACCCCATTGAAACTGTGCTTGTACCGTCCTTATCACCCAAAACACCGACCTTTTGAAAGAAGATAGGCAAATCTAAGATCAGATGTTTGGTCTGGTAAGTAGTACCGCCCGTTGTTACGCTGTTGCCAGAGAAGTCCAGACGTAACAGCTTTTTGGCCTGGTTACGGAAGAAAGATTTAGCGCCGCTTGTACCGCTTACACCGCTATCGTGAAGGTAGAGCAGTTCACCCGAAATGTCATAGCCGGTAAAGTTGGCAGTAGTAAAGTAAAGATTGCCATCAGCGGTAAACTCAAATTTCCACTTAACGTCCATCGAAATCTTGAAGCCTTCAATAGCATTGGCTACTTGAGTAGTACCATAAGCACCGCCAATAGCATCAAGGTAAACTTTGCCCTTTTGAAACAAAATATCTTCGACAGTTGGCACAGAAACTAGGGCGAAACCAGTGTCGTATTGCTGGACTTGACGGCCTTGAAGTTCCGCATTTACTTTCACCTCACCGCCTGAGTCGCCGGATAGTTCTAGCTTGGTGCAAAGCGCATACTCCATACGCTCTACTTCAAAGTTGTCACCCGCCTCAATGGTGTAAGGGGTTGCAGTTGGGAGCGTGGTAGTAGGGAAGTTGGTTGTATAGATTTTATCCGAACCAGAGCCGTCCGCCGCGCCCGTTGTAGGGCCGCCAAAGGCCATAACAAAAAGGTACTGGAGTTGCTCAAAAGTAGCGGTGATCGAGTTAAGCGAAATTTTACCTTGCAGGGAACTAATATTAGTCCGAGTGGTGTCGGTCAGGATGCCAACATTCTCTTCTACCTGGTTAATCTTTCGCTGGTCTTCGGGCATGTTCCCAGAGCCGCGCCAGAGGGCAGTAGCGGGAACTGCTGTGCCCGCCGTAGTTTCTTTCCCCCACTGGATTTTCTGAAGCCGTTTTATACCAGTTGCCATTTACTTACACCTTTTGTGTTACGGGCTGGTATAAGCCAGTGCCCTTTAACTGCGCTATTGAATAGCCCGTTGCATCAATATCGGTTTGCGTTAAATCACGCGCCGGTACACCGGGTATCCAGTAGCCATTTCCTACATATTTCAAAACGATTTCCATAATTACCTACCCAATCGTTTGTACAAACCGCTCACACACTGGTAACAAAAACTCTAACCCGAAATAAGTACCATCGGCCCAGGGGATGAGTTTGGGCGACCATTGGAATAACTGGTTAGAGTTGTGTTCGTCTCCAATAAACGCCACTTGCCCGGATAGAGTAATATCCGCTGCCAGTACATCGGCAATCGCTTTAGGCCAGTCCACCATACGCCCATAAAGCTCATTTATGCCGGTAGTCCTTGCTCCTACTAAAAGCCAGATTGCAACGGTGTAATCATTGCGTCCCCAGCCCCCAGCGGTTTCAAATGCCCACTGGTTTTGTTGCCCCGGCGCGAGAGCTAAGATTGCACACGGGAAATCAGCCATATTGACCGCTTCAGCCGGATTTGAGTAAACCCTAACCAGTTTTGGTTGAGTTTGTGGCGTGGCAAGTAGTAGCTTATTCCCGATTGCTGTTAGTGTATTGGCTATGCTCATTTCTCAATCCAGTGCCAAGTACCCGGCTCTTTTCCCTCTGAAAACTGCACAGAAGTGCGCCAAACCGACCCCATCGCGTACTGTGGCCCATCATTGGAGCTATCCCCAAACACACTCAGGTTTACTAAACTTCGATCCCCAACCTTAGTAACAATTGCCCCACGATGCTCACCTTTATGCCGCCCGTCTGGTAACACATAATGCACTATGCTACCCTCAATAGGTTTCTTCACAGTTGCCTCCTAACCAGCCACCACGCTTTTGTAATTTCCCAAAACGCGCTTAACATCCTCCGGCCAATTACCAGGGATAATCAGCACGCCCATTTCAGGTATTGCGGTTTTTTCAACCGCCGCATCGCGTTTCTTATAGCCCCACCAAACCAAACGACGACAGACCATTTCGAGATCATTAGGGACTGGATAGCTACCAGTTGCCACCCCTGAGTAACCAACCGTGCCAGAGATTTGCACCCTTACCCGCATATCTCGATAACGGGCTAGGTTCACTCCCATAAAACGGACTTCGCTACCGTGCGAATAGCAATCGATTTCAGCATTAGTTACGTCAAGGCTGGTAAAGGCCGCTGGTACAGCAACCCCGGCAATCCGGTAGGAAGCGGCGGTAAGGGACTGGATAACTGGCGTGCGTGGGTAAACTACCAACACCCCATCACGGTCAATAACGCCATGTAGAGCCTTGTTGGTATATACCTGTTGACTTACGTCCTGGTTAACTTCGTTCTCAATTTGAGCCGAATAACCAGTGATAAGCGAAGATAACAGAGTATCGTTGCCGGTACTCTGAATATCCCCATAGGTTTTCACGTTTGCCAGTGTCGTAAAATCCATTACAGCCCCTTAAACTAACCGTTAGCAATATTGGTGATAACCCCAATTCCAGCCGGGAAGTAGGGGACAAACACCTGTTCTGAATAAACCCCGATTTCGTAGGCACGCCGGATCATCGGGAAGTCGATCTGGTAATAGTCGCGCCGGGTTCGGACTTCGCAGAGGCGCGGCGTATTATGCGACTTGTACTGAGTCGGTAACTCCTCAGCCCACGAAACGATAGTACCGGGCGGCATATTCGGGTGAAGCATAAGCGGTACGATTTTTTTGGATTGATCTGCCGTGTAGGGGTTCAGCAACCCAGTGACAGATGCGCCTCCCGTAATCATTGCCGGGCTGCCCGGTGTTGCCGGGGTAATGTATTGCAAAAGCGGTTGGGTGGATTTGGAATAGGTCTTAGCAATGATATTGGTCAGCTCTTGACTATTCACAAAAAGCACAGACGGAGACACCTGCCACTTGTCCCACATGCTCTTGAACATTGCCAAAAGCTCAACAATGTTACCCGCGCCATCCCCAGTTAGAGTTGTGCCCGTGCCCGGTGTACCAGTGGCGAAAATATTGGTGTAGCTAGTACCAACATTGTTGAATGCAGTAGCCAAAAAACCGTCATAAGCATTAGTGTTACTAGAATAGTCAGCGGCGGTCAAAGCACTGGCAAGCTGGCCTGTGCCTAGTAACGGGGCGGAAAAGGTAGTGCTGTTAAGGGTGGTAATACGTTCCAGTTTTTCACTACCCGCTGCACCCACATACCAGGCGTAACCGATTGCGCCCGTAATAGTTGGTACAGTGCAACTCAGGATTTGACCGAGCGTTACGGCCTGGGTAGTGTTGCTCGATTTATTTGAGTATCCACCGTAAGTGGTATAGGTTTGACCGTCCTGCCCAGTTATGGTTTTGGTCTGGGTCAAGGTCAAAGCAGTACCATTAGTGGCGTTAATCCAGCCTTCCAGGGTCAGAGCAACTACTATCACTGAATAGGTCAAAGCCGGTAGAGTACCAGTTGAACCAGCAACGGAAAGCGTAGGAGCGGTAGGAGTACCGAGGGCTACAGAAGTATTGCCCCCTAACAAGCTTATTTCTTCCATAAGCATGGTTTGCTCTAAAAGCCGCCGCCCGGTTTCGGCTCGTTCATCCTCAAATTCATTAGCGGCGCTTTCAGCTTCCCAGGTCACAGACGCTTCAAGGCCGATAGTGCGATAAGTGGCGGCTTTATTGGCAGTGGTGATGCTCATAGCATTGGCACGCTGGCCTTCAGCCACGAACGGGTTAGCCGCATAGCCGCCAGAGTTGCCTATGGCGCTTACCTGCTTCCAGTTGGTTGCCGTACCCTTACCGCCGCCAACACGGGGTACGCGGTTTCGGATAGGCGTATAGACCGGGTACAAATTCTTTGCAGGCGCTTGCAGGTCATAGGCGACCAACCCGGTAGAGGTAGTTACAGTATTCGCCTTGCGAATATCAGTGGCGTTCTTGATTAAACGCAACGTTTCTTGAGTAAGATCAGGCATTTCAATAATTCCCTTTGCCCGGTGATAGTCCCAGGCCTAAATAATAAAATCTAAAACTTAAAGACTATCCCCAGAAATCGATGGGGTTGATTGGTACGGATTGCGCTTTTCTGATTTGTAAGGTGGTCAGGTGACTTTCCAGGGACTTTCGCACGGAGTCATTAGGCGCGCCACTAATCGCGGTCATAGTCTGGGTAATTTCTAAGTCGAGCGGGTTTTGTGTCGGCTGCCCGCCCCCTACTCCTATGCTTTTGTTAATTGCCCCGGTCAACACCGGCCCTCCGCCTTGAGGCTGACTTTCCAACCGCTCAATCCGGGCAAGCACGCCGTCAAACTTATCGCCTAAAGACTTGGCAAACTGCTCGAACTTAGGCATAAAGCTTTTCTCAAAACTATCTGCGCCGGTTGAGGTTGAAAACTTTTTAGCCGGTAGTTTGTGCTTATTAGCGTTATCATCCCGTGCTACCAACCCGGTACTAGTAGTGACAGTGTTCGCCGGGCCAGTTGGGTTGGTCGCTCCCTGGTCGGTAGTATCAGCGTCAGCGGTAAAGCCGTCGCCCTTGCAAAAGCTATGACCAGCGGCACGGGCCATCTTTTCAAGCGAGTCGTGTGCTGTTTGAGCATGGCCCATAAGCTCACTGTTCATCACCCTACCTGCCTTAACCAGGTCTAAAACCTTAGAAGCCATTGCAACCGGGGTATCTGTAGCATCTATTCCCGCGCCGGTTGCGGCATCTACGGCAGCATCATCCACGTCACCATCGCCCCCATTCTCGTCGGTTTGCTCATCTGAGTCAGCCTCTAAAATCAGCGAAATGGCTTCAGTAATCATTTGAGCCGCGTCCATGTTGCGGTCAGTTTCGTATTGATTGCGAAGTGCCTGTAATTGCTGCAATACGGCGGACGGGTCAGGCGTTGCCGCTTTTTGAATAATGATTGGCTCAAAATTATCCGCGTGGGTAGGGGCGACATTCTCGCCCGTGCCAGTAGCGGCTTGAGTTGTTTGTTCTTCCACTAAATTCGCCCCTTTCCATAGCGTCAAAACCGCGTCGGGATTGGCCGGGCGGTCAACTAAAGAAATTTCTACTAATTTGATTTTGTTCAACCGCTGGTAAGGCGTGCCATCTTCAAGCTTTGCCATTTCAGCGCCACCGGGCAAGATAGAGCCGCCTATAGAAAAACCTTTATACACCCCGGCTTTGACCTTATTCCAGCTATCATCGTCAACGATATGCCCTTGCACATAGTACTTGTGTACTTCTGGCAAAGGTCTGGCAGAAATCACCCTGCCAGCGGCAATAGGTTTGTGCATTGCACGTATGTTTGACCACTTGAGGTAATCGGGCATTGCATTGCTAATGGCCTGGAAAGTCACCACTTGATTTTGATCATCAAGCCGTTCTGAAGAGATATAGCCCTCTACAATCCGCTCTTCATCATTACCGACTTTGGCGAATTGCACGAACTGAGTAAAGTCAGTTGCCCCGGTCAGGGCTGCTTTTTTAATGCCTGGTTTCTTTTCAGCTTCCCATTCGGCAGGTAAAGAAAAACCCTTGCGCCGGGCAATCCTGATAATCTTAGCCTTGACCGCATTGGGGTTGGAGGCGTGACCGATTAGCCTAGCTACATCGTGTACATCCGACTGATCTACAATCGGGAAAGTCCGACCTGACCCGGCAAAATCTGATAAAGGCAATTTTCGTCGTTCCTCTGCTGATAACTTACTCATAGTTTGCTCAAAACCTCTTGTAAAGCTTGCTCTAAACGGCTACTAGCCTTCTCTTCACTCTGTGCCATTACCTGATCGGTAGTTTGCCAGCGCCCGACGTGCATCCAAGCTTGCCGGGGACTAGCCTCACTACCCCCTTGTACATACCCGGTGTAGGCTACTGGGTTGTTGATTTGTGCTGAAAATTCCAGCCCCGTGCCGTCAATTTGTGGCTTTGCTCCAATCCAACCAAGTCCTAAATCCCCAGTCCGTGCATAGAGGCTACCTGGCGGGGCTGGCGGGTAATTTGCCAACAGGTAAGCGGCTTCCTGTAAATCCTGAGCTGTCGCTTCTTGAATGACCTGCGCTAGGTCATTGGGTAAATTCCCTAGTCCGTCCAAAAGCTCGACTAAGCCTGTTACTTCAGTTGTTAGCGATAGCCCCTCGGCCATAGTTACACCACGTTATCCGGCTTATCACCACGTGCCTTCTTGCGCCGGGCTGCTGTATTTGCTGCCCTCTGAGATGCTGGCTCGTTATCTTCCTGAGCTGCATCTTTTTGAAGGTCAGAGGTGGATTTGCCAGCCAGTACATAGTTACCGTCAACTTTGATAATTGCGTAAGTAATATCAGGGTGTTCTTTGGCTGCCTGAGTTGCCGCTTCAATTGCAGCATCGTGACCGTCCTTACCAGACCCAAAATGGTTGTACCCGCCCTCTTCATTGCTATTCGGGCCATCAACTCCTACTTCCCATGAGCCATCCAAATTGTTTAAATCAGCGACAGTTTTAACCCCTGTTAATTGCTGTTTAGCCAGATTGCGGATATGCTGATTAAGCTGTTCCTGTGATGAGTGCGCCCGTGTACCTTTTGGCGGCGCTCCGTAGTGGGCAATGCCATTTTTATCGAGCCAGAATTTACCGCCCCGTGAACCCGGCCCTTTCTTTCGGGCTTTTTCAAAAATAGTCGTCATAAGCTTTTGAGTTTCATCACCGCTTAAATCAGTCACATTACTAGGCAAATCCGTATCAATCGCTGATTGATCTGTGCTATCAGTTACATCGACGCTGGTTTGATCGTCTGTGTTACTACTATCAGTAGCACTAGTGCTACTGTCGTCTGTAGGAGGTGCGCTATCCGTATCACTCGCACCACTGGCAGGTAGTGTTGTTGGTGCATCGCCCTCAACCTCACCACTGAATTGCATTGCCCGAACTTCACCAGGGGTTAACACCCCGTTCTGAATGTAGATTTGCAGTTCTTGCGCTTTGGTCAGGTTGTCTTCCGCCTCATTAAATTTCCAGACCCATTCAAGATCAGGAAATCCCAACTCAATAGCAATGATCCGGTCAAAGAGCTGTTTAAGCCATTTAGCGAGTGGCTTTAGACCCTTGCGGTAGGTAATGTTTTCTTGAGAGTCAGCCGTAGCCCGGTTCACGTCGCCGGTGAACCCGATCTCTGAAGGGGTCACCGCATAAGCGGCGCAGGTGATCTGTAACATCCACAAATCCAGTTTGGTGTCGTAGTTGAACGACTTCAAGATTTGCGTGTTAGCAGGCCAGGGGAAAAAGCGCAATTTCGAGCGTGCGGCATCGTTCCCGGTCAACATATCATTGAACTTTCGCTCGAATTGGGCTACCTGCTCAACATTCAGCTTATCAACCGGTGGACTGGCAATCATTTCAGGAATGTTGCCC